TATTGGTAAGTTGACAAAATCATAATCATCTTCACCACTAAATGTATCAACAATAGTATAACAATTCAAATCGTAGTAAGTAGTGATGTCACGGCTTGATTTAGGAACATACCTACTTGCAAACACCTGACCTATACTACCACTCTCCGTTAAAACTGCTTTATACCTTTCACCATCAGCACAATCTTCAATAATATATCCACTACCAGACGGATTAATTAAAAAAAAAAGGCAACGATTTTTATCATTGTGAGTTGTCAGTTCAAAGTTTGCTGACCACCCAGCCAAACCGTTGTCGAATCGGTCTGAAAATGGTGTACACGTTATATCACTATTTATTTCAAATCCTGCAACTCCTCTTTGCGTATATGAAGTTAAGTCATTTAAAATGGCAAGTGTGTTTGCATGTATATCTACCATATCATCAACTCCATAAAATGGAATTGTTTGTGCATTGGTTGAGCCTGAAGATTCATTGTTTAATAACTTTTGTTTATCTGCTACAATCAACTGAATTGTAAAAGTTGTAGTAGATGTTCCGAATGATGTATCGGTTATTAAGATATTACCTAATGGATATTCAGGGTATGATTTATCATCTATCGTATCAATATCACCATAGGTAACAGATTGAATGGATGGATGATTTCTCATTATTGTCTTAAAATAATTAAGAACATTGTAGTATAATGAGTAGTTTACGCCTGTATTATGTACAATTTGTTGTGGCATATTTTATAATTGGATTCCGTGAAAGTAGTTATTGCTTTGATCAGGATATATCTGTGTTTGATTTCCAACAGATTCCAAATATTGTGGAATATTATTTGAGTAAGCGATTAAATAGTTTTGCAATCTCAATGCATAATAATCTGCATTTGCTTGTGCCATAGCTTTTAAATAATCTATTTCACTTTTAGTCGGTGCTATACCTTGCTCACTCTGTTGCTTAACTGCACCATTGGATTTGAATTGAACAGAAGAGAATGGAATGTATTCAACACATGCATACCACAAAAGTGTGTATTTGATGTGGTCATCCATTAAGTCCTGATAATATGAACTCAATGTAGAGAATGTTCCTGCTTCTATTTGCAATTGAAGATAATCAAACAGAACAGTACCTAAAAGATTTTTAAGATATTTGTCCTGTGCAGTTCTTACAAACGGCAAAAGAGAATCCGCATCAATTGCACCCTGTAGAGGTGAATTTTTAATTATATCGTTTCTTGTTATGAATAGTGCGTATGCCATATTAATTCATTATTTCGTATTCTTTATTAAAATGTGCAGGTCTTACAAATTCTTTCATTTCTAAATCCTTTTTAGGAATTACTGAATCTGGATTTACTTCTGCATCTGTTTGTCCTTCTTCGCTTGTTTGCATTGAATCATTAACTTCATCTTCAACCTGTTCGATTGATTTACCTGTTTCTTCTGCAGTTGTAGAAAGAATTACAAGCGGAGTTAATTGTTCGAAATACAATTCTCTACTATCATATCCACCAATTTGGAATGCATAATCTAATGCATTAATTATAATATTTTGGAATGGAAGTATTGTCATTGTTTGTAAAATAGAGAATGCTGTTTTCATTTCTTCTGATTGAGAAGAGAATCCGTTGTTTACAGTTCTGATACCAAACAATAAAGGTGATGTAATTCTATGTGCTACAAGGATTCTATCCTGTGCGTATTCTGCAACGTATTGAAACTTCTCATGTAAGTTATCAATAGAGATTGGATTAATCGTTGGTGCGGTAGCAGGGTCATCGTTAAATGATAACATAAAACGTCCTGCGTTATTTGTTCCTGTGAATTTAGCCTGAAGCAAATCCTCAATTGTTTGTCTTTCTTCAGGAGCAGGAACACCATTATTAAAGTTTACCATTACAAGCGGTAAGAAACCATTTGTAATATTATGTAAATGTAGATTAGATAATTCTGCTTCACTTACTGCAAATTGTAATGCTGATACATAATCAGGCAATGCGTAATAGTAAAGACCTGGGCAATAATGCTTGATGTAAAGTATTTCCATCTTTTCTTCAGATGTGCCGAAAGCAGGTATTTTCTTTTTATCTCTTACTTTCTTTTGGTCATTCCAATCTACACAATAGTAATAGTTTTCAATACGTGGATTAGAGTAAAGTTTTTCTGCACGAAGTGTTTGAACTGGAACCTGATACATTCTCACAATCTTTGTGTGGTCATCGTTCCAATATACTTGCAATGCAGCATTACCAAATAATTTAAAATCAAAAGCAACTCTTTTTACTTCTTCTTGTGGTAATACTCTTTCTAATACCGCTTGGAATTGTGGATTCTTACTATAAAGTCCTTTACCGAATATTAAGTCTGCAATACCTTCAATACACGCAGCATTAGTTGTAGAGTTGTTGTATGCAATCGTTACTGCATCAAAAAAGTCATCATGTCCATAAACACCAAATGGAATCCAACCATAACGTGTTTTAGTATCTTCTGATATAATCGGAAGAGTATTATTGTTTACATTGATAACTGAAAAGTTCTGTTGTGATTTCATATTAATCCATTATGATGTACCTATTCTCACTAACATGAGAAATATATTGTTTATTTTTATTTTCGTATACTGATTTATCAAGTGATTGCGATGCGTATACTTGTATACTACCATTCCAAAGTGGTTCTGCACTTCCTGAATTAAGAAGTGTTGCACGATATTCTTCACCTACAATTGCACCACTAATTGACAAAGAAAAAGAAACATAACTTTCATATCCTTCAAAAGACATTGATGTTATACTTCCTGTAAATGTTTCCAACGTAGTCATATCTGTCAAAGACATAGTAAACTCTGAACTTGCAGTAGGTTGTGTTCTGAATACGTAATTGTTGGATTGAGATATAAAATAAGATAGCATTAGCTCGTTTTTATATAATAATAACACCGATTTATCCTTTCATATTCAAATAAATAAAAAACCCCACTCAATTAAGAGTAGGGTTTAGTCATTTCGTTTGTCAATTTCTTAAGATTAAGAACCAATTCTTGCGAGAAGAATGTAGTTCCGTTATCTCTCGAGGAGTTTACAGTTTCAGTATATGAGCTGTTTCCCTTCAGTTCATAGTAATATACTGTGGTACCTGTGGGTAAAGCGGTAACTTGACCACTTCCGTTCTTTGTAAAGGAGCCAGTAGTATAGTTGATAAAGTAGACACCGGCTAAACCACCGATACTTTCTTTACAAACTTCCTGACGTCCTTGCGTTAAATTACAAGCCATATACTTTGTTTTTAATTAGTTAGTTAATGATTAGTATGCACCGTAGTAAACGATGTCCTGACCGATACCGAACTGAACACCAGATGTAAATCTCATTACAATTCTGTAGTTTTGAGAACCATCAATGTTAGCCATATCAAGTACTTTAACTTCATTGTAATCTGACATGAGGCCGGTCCCGAAGAATAAGTTAGATTTTTGAGCTGCAACGATTTTAGAAGCACTCATACCTGGACACCATACGATTTCGATACCATTGAAGTTGAATGGTTTTTCACCAACGTTCATTTGGTTGTTCCATCCGTTTGCTCCGATAGCACCACCTGCTAATGCTTGCTGATATGCTTTTGCTACGTCTGTAGAAACATACAACAGGACATCAGGCTTACCATAAACAGTATCAGGGATAGTGTTTACAACAGAGTTCAACTTATCCAATACGTTTGCAGAAGTTACAGATCCGGAGATTACTGTAGAACCACTCTTTGCTGCCAATACTGCGGTTGCTCCACCTGCTGCAATAGATGCAGAAAGGATAGATTGGAAACCAGCGAACTGACCGTTTGTGTTAGAACCTTGCCAAATGTTTTGTTCGGTTGCTTCTGCAACTTTCCCACCAACACAAGAGATTAAGAAATCGTTGAAGTTCTTTGGAATTTCATCGAATGCAGAGAATCCTAATTGCAAAGCTTCCCATGAATCAACGAACTCTTGCTTACACAATTGTAAGTTAACTTGCAATTCTTTTGGTTCGAGGATTCTTTCAGAGATTGAAACTGAACCTGAAGTTGTAAAATCACAACTTGCGTCCTGTACGATACCAGAAACGTCTAATTTTTGGATTACAGATTTGTACTTCACGTTTGGCATGATAGTTACAAGCTTCTTATCCAAAGTGTTTGCACTTAACAACGCAGCGGCGATATAGCCTGAAGCTGCCTCACCAGCATAAGTTGTGGTGATTGTAGGAAGTGCGAAATTTTGTCTTGTTTTCATTTTTTCCTTTTTTAAAAAGTTAATAATTTTTATTTATAAAGTTTTGATAAGAATGAAGATTGTGAATTTGTTTCTTTCTTACCATAATTTTTTCTATTTGTTTCAACAGAGAATTTCATTGCTTCTTCAACTGGTGCTCCATCTAATTTAGGGAGTTCCATTTCTTCTTCAACTTCTTCTGCTACTTTCTCATCTGGTGCTGGCAACATTGCTTCCATTTTAGCAAGTTTCTTTTCCATCTCTTCGATTCTGTATGCCATGCTTTCCATTTTCTTACCTAATTCGATTTCTATTTCAGGCTTTTCATCTTCAGGCTTTAAACCTGCTTCTGCATCTTCTGGAAGTGTGTCAACTTCTTCAGTTTCTTCAGCACCTTTAAAAGTACCTTTGATTTCAGAACCTGGTTGGTCAGGAACTTTATCACTTTCTGTATAAGTACCTGCTTCTGGGATGTCTTTCTTCTCTACCATTTCAAGTTCAACGTTTTCTCTTTCAACGATAACACCATC